TGGACCATCTGAACCTGTTGGACCAGCTTGACCTGTTGGACCACCAGCTTGACCTGTTGGACCAGCTTGACCTGTTGGACCTGTTGGACCACCAGCTTGACCTGTTGGACCAGCTTGACCTGTTGGACCTGTTGATCCATCTTGACCATCTTGACCAGCTTGACCAGCTTGACCAGTTGAACCTGTTGGACCAGTTGAACCTGTTGGACCAGTTGAACCTGTTGGACCAGTTGAACCTGTTGGACCATCTGAACCTGTTGGACCAGTTGAACCTGTTGGACCATCTTGACCATTTTGACCAGCTTGACCTGTTGGTCCTGTTGATCCATCTTGACCATCTTGACCATTTTGACCAGCTTGACCTGTATTTCCTTGCAAACCTGTTGGACCATCTGAACCTGTTGGACCATTTTGACCAGCTTGACCTGTTGGTCCTGTTGATCCATCTTGACCATCTTGACCTGTTGGACCATCTGAACCTGTTGGACCAGCTTGACCTGTTGGACCTGTTGATCCATCTTGACCATCTTGACCAGCTTGACCTGTTGGACCATCTGAACCTGTTGGACCAGTTGAACCTGTTGGACCTGCCAACGAATTGTTGTCTAAATAAAGACTACCATCTTGGTTAGTTAAAATTATAGACATATATTTTATAAATATATTATAAATATTTAATATAAAATAATTAGGTTGCATATAATAAACCTGCATTTCCGCCAACAAATACTACCATATTCACTCTCTCTTCCATTAAATACATATTATAATTGTAACCATAAATTCTCCAGGTTGGCTTGTTGATTCCTACTATATCACCTGTATTTGGATCGCAAATAGTCAACACTTGTGCGTACGGATCTGCTGGAGGAGATATTGTCGTAAATTCCATCTGTATATTTGTAAAACGACTCATATTCATCGCCCCCGATGGCTGTAGAGAAAATGGGTCAGTATTTAAACAGAAATTATAACAATATAGTCCTGGAGGTGCAAAACCGGCTGTTCTTACATATTTCTCTACAAAATTGTAGACGCCCGCTGGCAAAATATTCTCTCTATATTGGCCATCAAGTAGTATTCCCATTGCTACCAAAATAGATTTAATATTTTGTGGGTTGTAAACACCAGTCGTATATAAACCAGACAATGTTCCATCCGGATTTAAACCTGGACCTAACAAATGTGGCACTGGCGGAGGTGCCGGATTAGGGTTTGGAACATTGCCAGCTGTTGGTGCAGGTGTTATATCTTGTGGCATATATTCATAAGGCCAATTCGTGTAGTTCGACCATTGATTTCTTAAATTGGCATCACTTCTTTGGAAATAAAACATCCAGCTTATTACCATACCTAACGAATCCAAATCAATTCTATTTTGGCCTGTTATATTGTAGAATGGTTTCTCATACACTTGCTTAATCAAATATTTTTGTTCATTTTTGGCAAATAATGTCGATTCATCATCAGAGAGAAAACAATAGGTGCAATTTAAATTAATATCTGCTGCCCAATTAGTTCTTGTATCTACATAAGATATAGGTCCTAATTCTTCATCTGGTGGAGTTTGTAGAAATCTGTAGAATTGCATATAATATTGATTAAAATTTGGGGCTACAACGGGAAAATTATTTGCATAATCCATGACATCGCGAATTGTGAACCATTCATTTATAGGTCTAAATGTGACACTAATTGATAACTCATTGTATTGTAATGCTACTAAAGGGAAAGCCTGATAAGATGATAAATTAAACCAAGCTCCTAAAGGAATCCATAATGTTCTACCCGTTATAGAAGGCTGAGCTCCAGCCGCACTTGTTGTATAATAAGCATTTGGATATGCATTTACACGAGGCTCTACGTTTGCTGGGTCATTTAATTCAGGAACATTACCAATCATCTCATCAAATAATGCTAATTTTTGACTGCTGAAATCCCTCTGAGCTGAGGCTAAAATATACTGTCCCGAATATTGTTGCAATTGTTGATTGCCACAATTGATAGTTACTCTGCTTATGATTTGAGCTCCCAAATTTTTTATCCATTGAAATTCATATGGTCCCCAATCTGAATAAGCAGTTGTTCCGTCATTTTGCTGGTATGCTTGAGGTGGCATTATAGGTGACCATATATTTGGTAATGTTATGCAAATATAACAGTCCATAAGCAAATCTGCATATCTTTTTACCTTAAATGTAAAAGTGGATTCAGTTGTTAAGTTTAATTGTGGAGTTCCTTCATGGTCCAATCTAAAGCATTGTTTGCCATAATTGGTGTATTTTTTATAGGTTGATTTCCAAAAAGTTTTGCTTGGATTACCGTTTAATATTAAATTCGCATTGCCTTGAGATACAAGTTGCATTAATCCGCCTGCCATAGTTATACTATATGTTTATTATTTATTATTTTTAATCTAAAATATATAAAAATAACTTTATTTAATATAATAGTTAAAATGAATATAAATGAAATTATAAGTGAAAATATTTCTTTAAAGGAAAAAATTGCTTTATTAGAAAATGAATTAACAAATATAAAACAAAAACTCAATACATATCAATGTAATTCTAAAAAATATTATGAAACGCACAAAGAAGAAATTAAAATAAAAAATTCTGAATATAAAAAAAAATATATTCCAACAGAAGAACAGAAAAAAAAATGGGCTAAGACAGCATATTTAAAATTAAAAGAGAAAAAGGAAAAAGAAAATAATATTTAGCAAATTATATAGTTTTTATAAAATCTATATAAAAATAAATTCTTTAGTTAATTTATAAATGCCTAAAAATGTATACGATTCGGTAAGATTAGAAAAATACTGTAGTGAAAATAATATTAAATTGCTAAAGGATTACAAAGATGTTAAAATTACTAGAAATACTGTTATTGAAGCTATATGTCTAACTCCAGATTGTAATAATAATTTAAATAAAACATTTAGAAGATTTTTAGATAATGGAGGTTGCTATTGTGTTAAATGTGTCAAGAATAATAGTTATAATAAAATTAGAAATACTAGTTTAACAAAATATGGAGTTGAACATTATTTTATGAATAAAGACATAATTGAAAAAAAAAAGAAAACTTGGTTAGAAAAGTACGGTTTTGAAAATCCGAATAAATCTAAAGAAGTTATGGAAAAGAGAAAAAAAACGTGTTTAAAAAAATATGGTTTTGAAAATCCTAATCAATCCAAAGAAGTTATGGAAAAAAGAATTAAAACTAATCTAGAAAAATATGGAGTTGAACATTGTCTGCAATCTAAAGATATTATTGAAAAAAGAAAAAAAACTAATCTAGAAAAATATGGTGTTGAGTATGTAACTCAAAATAAAGAAATTATTCAAAATAGAAAAGAAACTTGTTTAAAAAAATATGGTGTAGAAAATTCTTTACAATCAAAAGAAATAATTGAAAAAATAAAAAAAACTAATCTAGAAAAATATGGAGTAGAACATCCTATGCAAAATATTGATATAGTAAAAAAAGCTTTAAATAACTCATATAATTTAAAAGATTATATATTGCCTTCAGGAAAACAAATAACATATCAAGGTTATGAAATTTTTGCATTGAACGAAATAATAAAAATTTTTACTGAAGATGATATTATTAATGGATGTGACAATGTTCCTATAATTAGTTTTAACGATGAAAATGGTAAGAAACATAACCATTTTGTTGATATATTTATAAATTCACAAAATAAATGTATTGAAGTTAAATCAAAATGGACATTAAATAATAAAAAGGACAATGTTTTATTGAAACAGAAAACTGCTAAGGAAATGGGATATTATTATGAAATATGGGTTTATAATAGTAAAGGAGTTAAAATAGAATGTTTAAAATAAAACATTTATAAACAAAAATTAAAAATAATAATATATAATAGTAATGTCTTCAAATCCTACAGATTTTTTATCACAAATACAAAGTTTAGACGAAGATTTTCAGAGTTACATGGTTATGATATTTATTGGAATAATTTTAATAATTTTTGTTGGGTATTTAATTTACCTTTCTAGACTTCAAAATGCTGAATGTGATTATATGAATAATTTATATTCATCAGTTGATGGAAATATAAGGCCGATTACTTCTGGTGACCCTGATTGCAGTGGAAATCTGTATGATTATTATATTAAAACAGCCTATAACGCCTGTTCGGGCGGAAGCTATAAAAATAATTTTGTTAATATTTGCAATCTTAAAGCCATCATCAAACAAGGTGTTAGATGTTTAGACTTCGAAATTTATTCGATAAATGACCAACCAGTAGTTGCTACTAGTACTTCTGATAGTTATTATGTGAAAGAAACATTTAACTCAGTAGATTTTGGTAGCGTTATGGATACCATTAGAAATTATGCTTTTTCAGGAGGCACATGCCCAAATCCAACCGACCCATTATTAATTCATTTAAGATGTAAAAGTGATAATCAAGCAATGTAC